AGTGAACAACCGGATCGACATTCTCAAAAGAGCAAACCCGAGCGATACGATCGCCGCTCAATATGTGGCGAATGGGGTTGCCTCGAGCGTCGAATTGTTCGGGCTTTCAGCTGCTGATTTCTACCAGATCATTTTAACCTGGAACAAACCAGGCGACCGGGTGCGCGGGTACTTGAACGGGCTGCAGTTTGGACCGGACCTGACCGGTCTGGGCGTGTGGGCCGGAGCGCTGAACGCGGGACTATGCGGGATTGGAGCGGGCGGAGCGACCAACTATGAAGTGTGGCCGGGACGCCTGGCGTATGCGGTTTTGTGGGACCGCGAAATCACCCCGGCTGAAGCGCTGGCATTTGCCAGAAGTCCAAAGATCTATGCGGGGATCGGCGACAGCATTATGTCGATACCCTTCGAATCATGGATCTATCGGGTAGTTGGCAGCTATCCAGGCGGCCGGCGGAGCGCATTAAAGAACCATGCGGTTGGGGGGAATACGATCGTCGGGAACCTGGCCGCGCAGGCCACAGCGACGGCCGGGGACAATGCAGAAGTGGTGATCATGGCGCTGGGGACGAACGATGATAACGCGGGTGATATGGGCGCGCTGCAAGCGGCGGTCGAGGCCGGGATAAACACCATCCGGGCCAACAACCCTCGAGCGACGATCTATTATCTCAATGTGCTTCCCCGGTGGACCGACGCGGGCGGAGGGACGCCGGTCGATAAAAGCAATATCCGGGCGGCGATCGCGGCCGCCTGCCTGGTCAAAGGGGTTACCTGTTGGGACACCTTCACGGATCCATGGATCAATGCCGGCGACACGCTCGACGGGGTGCATCCGAACACAGTGACCGGGATGCAGAAAGTCGCGGCGGAGGTCTTGGCGAGGCTGTGAGAAAGGCGCAGGCGCTGTCCGGCTGCCGCCAGAAAAGGGGTGAAATATGATCAGCGACATGGAGCGGGGAGAGTTATACAGCCTGATCGCTCAGATTGTGGATGACCGCTTACGGGCACGGATCGATGCGCTGTTAGCCGCCCGCGGTCTAAACCTGGGGAACACTGACGGGGCAGGTGAGGGTGAGCTGTGGGCGGCCGGCGGCATCCGGACCGCCGGGGGCCTGGCAGTCGGCGAGACCGGTTATGCCCCATCCCAGGGCTCAATCCTGGCGAAAGAGATCAGCCCGCCGGCGCCGCCGGCGGCTGGCTGCCGGCTGATCTACCCGAAGTCTGACGGGTGGTACGAGAAAGACAGCGCTGGCAGTGAGCGGAAATTAACCAATGTATAGGCAAGGTTCGCGCTGCGTGGCGTTCAAATGATCGTCAGAACTAAGAAGGCTCACGGACACCTGGTTACTACGCCAGGTGCAGGAAGACGCGGAGGCGCAGAGAAAAATACAATGAGTATTTTTGAAAAACTATTTTCAAAACAAATCAGCGCGGCGGTAAGCCGGCGCGTGAAGCTGATGCTGACCGACGCGGATGGGTTCTACGAACAGCACAGCGGATTGGATCAGCGCGACCGGTACGACTACGACCGCGAGGATATTCTCCGCCAGGTGTTGGAAGCCTGGCGGATGAACCCGATCGCGCGGCGGATCGTGCAGCTCACCACGCAATATGTGGTGGGCGGGGGGATCCAGGTCACGGCAAAGCACAAGGGGACCAACACGTTTTTACAAGAGTTTTGGAACCACGCGCTGAACCAGCTTCCGGCGCGGGTCTTCGAATGGTGCGACGAGCTGATCAGGAGCGGTGAGGTTTTCCTGGTAGTTTCGACCAACGCGGCCGGGATGAGCTTTATTCGAGCTATACCGGCTATCCATATCGAGGATGTCGAGACGGTTGAAACGGATGCGCAGCAGGAGACCGCTTACCTGGAAAAAGAACCGCTAAACCCAACCCTCACCCCGGCCCTCTCCCGAGGGGAGAGGGGGAGCATGGGCGGGACCGGGCTGGGAGAGGGGCGGCGGTGGCCGGCCTATGATGAAAGCTCGGACAGCATTAGCGAAGATGGCAAATTCACGCCGGTGATGCTGCATTTTGCCATTAACCGGCCGGCCGGAGCGGTGCGAGGAGAAAGCGACCTGGCGCCTATGCTGAAATGGATCACACGCTATACTGCCTGGCTCGAAGACCGGGTGAGGTTGAACCGCTTCCGCCAGGCGTTTCTATTTGTGGTGACGGGCAAATTTGCCAGCGAGGAAGAGCGCGCAGCGCGCCAGGCCACGTTGAGCCAGAACCCGCCCAACCCGGGGGCAATCCTGGTGACGGATGAGTCAGAAGAATGGTCCGTTTTGAAACCAGAATTAGACACCTTCGAAGCCAAAGAAGACGGGTTGGCGATTAAGAAAATGATCGCGGCCGGCGCAGCCGTGCCGCTTCACTTCCTGGCGGAGCCAGAAGGAACCAACCGGACGACCGCGGAGAGCGCCGGCGGGCCGACCTTCCGGCACTTCGAACAGCGGCAAGAATACTTTACCTGGATGGTGAAGGAAACTTTAAAGGTCGTATGCCGCCGGCGCGCGATGGTGGACAGCAAGATCAAGCCGAATACGGTGATCGAAGTCCGTGGAACGGACCTGAGCGCTCGAGACAATATCGCCATGGCGCAAGCGAGCGCCGAAATCCTTACAGCCTTTACAGGTCTTTACGAGAAAGGCCTGATTGATGGGGCCGAGCTGGTGCGGATGGCCTACCGGTTCGCTGGGGAGACGGTAGACATCCAGAACCTTCTCGATCGGGGCGAAAAAGATATACAGGATCGCCCAACCGCAGAGAAGCCGGCCGAAGAATCGGGCGGTGCAGAGCCGGCGAAGCCGGCAGAGAGGGAGGGAAATGGAAGCGGAAAGTAGCAACCAGGAAATGGTGACGCCAGGCCTCGAGCAGCTGGCCAACGGTGACACCAAACCCGAAGAGGGGACGCTCAGACTGCAGATGACCGGGCAACCCACGGCCGGTCAGCCTGGCAAGTTTGAGATTGTGGCAATCACGGCCGGCAGCGGGAACGGCTGGCAGTTCAGCGAGGATGTGCTAAAAGCATCCTTGAGCCTGTGGGCAGGCGCGGAAGTCTTTATCGATCATTCCTGGTGGAGCCGGTCTGTGCGGGACCTGGGGGGTGTAGTCTTCTCGCCAGAATGGGACGCGGAGCGCAAGGGGGTAAAGCTCCAGTTGAAGGCGGCCGGGCCCAGCGGGCAGCTGCTGGAAGCGATTGGCCGGGATTGGCTGGCCGCACCCGAAGGGCAGCGGCCGCGGGTGGGTTTTAGTGCTGACATCTTCTTTACCTCGCGGGGTAGGGAAGTGCTGCAGATCGCGCGGGTGAACTCGCTCGATCTGGTATTCAATCCAGCTCGCGGGGGGATTTTTCTGCGAGCACTCAACCAGAAAGTCGACAGTCTACAGTCGACAGTTCAGAGTCAAAACGGAGGGATGTTCAAGATGGATCCTGAAGAGGATAAAACGCAAAGCAACACAGTGCAGGCCCAGCTCCAGGCCGACCAGGCAGCGGTGCAAACGCTGCTCAACGTCCAGCGCGAACAGCAAGCGCTGGCAGAAGAAGCCGAGAAGGCGCGCGCCGTACGAGCCCAGATGTGCGGGTACCTGCTCGAGTCGGGGCTGTCGGCCGCAAAGCTGCCTGCTGCTATGGCTGAGCACGTTCGGAAGCAGTTTACCGGCCAGGTATTCGAGCCGGGAGATCTGACCGCGGCCATCGAAGACGCGCGGAAGCTGACCGCGGAGCTGCAAGGCGGCGCGGTAGTCTCGGGTGCGCGCGTGCATGGGATGCTCTCGAGCGAGGACCGCTTGCAGGCGGCTGTGGATGACCTGCTGGGCGCGCCGCGCGAGAAGGCCATGGAAGGCAAACAGGTCGAGCACCTGCAGGGGATCCGCGAGCTGTACATGCTGATGACCGGAGATTTCGACCTGCACGGCGGGTATTATGCGGACCGGGCGCAACTCGCGACCACAAGCACGATGGCCGGGCTGGTGAAGAACGCGCTGAATAAATCGCTGGTGAACCAGTGGGAAGAGCTGGGCCGGGCCGGCTACCGCTGGTGGGAGAAGGTTGTCACCGTCGAGCACTTTAACAGCCTGAACGATATCACGGGCGTTCTGGTGGGTGAAGTGGGCTTGATCCCGGTGGTAGCGGAAGCCGGGCCGTACACCGAGCTGAACATCGAAGACAGCCCCGAGGTTGCCAGCTTTACCAAGTACGGCGGCTACCTGCCGCTCACTCTCGAGCTGATCGACCGAGACGACGTCACCAAGCTAAAGACCTATCCGCGCAAGCTGGCAAACTCGAGCCTGCGGCGGGTCTCGAGCCTGGTAAGCGCAGTGTTCACTGCCGGCGGCGGGGTGGGTCCGCTGATGGCGGATGCGATCAACGTGTTTGACGCAGTCGGGCATGGTAATTTGGGTGTGGCTGCCCTGGACAGCGCGAGCTGGGAAGCGGCAAACGCCGCGATCTACGACCAGGAAATGTTGGTCTTTGTGGGCGACACAGCCCCCAAACTGGCGGTAGACGCCAAGTATTTACTGGTGCCGCGGGCGCTGCGGCTGACGGCCATGCAGCTTCTGTATCCGAACTTCGAGCGGACCGCGACGTTCTTCACCGAGAATATGCAGAAGGGTGAAGACGGGGACGTGATCACGGTCCCGGACTGGACGGATGCAAAAGATTGGGCCGCGGTAGCGAACCCGAAGATTGCCCCGGCGATCTACGTGGGCGAGCGGTTCGGGCTGAAGCCGGAGATCTTTATTGCCGGCGACGAGCTGAGCCCGGCGATGTTCACGAACGACGAAATGCGCCTGAAGATCCGCCACTTCCTGGCGGTGATGGTGGCGGATTACCGGCCGCTGTACAAGGCGAACGTGCCGTAAGGGGGGAAGAGTTTAGAGTTCAGAGTTTAGAGTTCAGAGTTTAGAGTTCAGAGTTTAGAGTTCAGAGTTCAGAGTTCAGAGTTCAGAGTCAATGGTGACGCCTGGTTGACATCGATTCCCGCCGGGCTTCACATAAACAATATGCCGCTATTGCAAAAAGAAAGGGAGAAACATTATGAACCCGCAGGGTAACAAGTTCTTGAATGTGTTCAAAAGCCGCAAATTTTGGGCTTCGATCGTGGGGGTTGGGTTTGTGGTCGCGAAAGCTTATGACCCCAACTTCCCGATCGACGAACAGCAGGTGATTGCGCTGGTGGCCGTGGTGGTCTCCTACATCCTGGGTACCTCGCTCGA